ACGCAGATCCAGGGGCGCATGCCGAGGCGGTAGGAAAGTTCCCACTCACGTCCCATATAGGCGTAGATGCCGATCAGGAAGTGGAAAACAACCAGCTGGAAAGGACCTCCGTTGTAGAGCCATTCGTCGAGCGAAGCAGCTTCCCAAATAGGGTAGAAGTGCAGACCGATCGCATTAGAACTAGGAACAACAGCACCGGAGATGATGTTGTTGCCATACATTAGCGAGCCAGCCACTGGCTCGCGAATACCATCACTCAAGATAAAAGAAGTCTGTCCAAAAAGAATCCTTTTTAGGATCCCAACCTTCTTGGAATAGTTTTACCATTTTTCTAATGGCTCCTCTTTCTATTCCTAATAACCTTGAAAATCGTGAATCACCAGGACATCCTAGTTTATTCCAAGTATCTAAATACTCTGGAGCTTTAATCCAAATATTTTTATTTGCTTGAGCATTAGCCCATGGCTTTTTAAATTTTGTACGGTGATTTTTAGGCTTTCCTTTTGTAGCCTCCGAAATTTTTTTACGAATTTCCGGTCTTTTAGCTACGTTTTCCTCACCAAATTTCCAACCACTTCCTGGTTGTTTACCTCCACCTGCCATCGGACTGCAATTAAGGCATCCTGATCTGCCATGGTGAAGATCTAGAAGAGACTGTTCTCTGGTTCTTTTGGGGTCGTCTTCGTTCCATATCTCAATGAATAACCACTCATTTTGATATTTTCTAAGAGACCTATGAAACCAATCTTTGGCTTTAGATTTACGATGGTGTTTTTCTCTTCTTTTTAAATTAAGAGTAGAACCCCAGTAGTAGTCTCCAGTGGTTAAACGTAAAGCGAGGTAGGTTATCATTATCTTGTAGACTATATCTTCATCCTTTGTAAATATTATATCACAAAGGAGCTGGGCGCTCTAGCCGGTTATTAAGGGGACTATACCCCTCCGGTAGTCGTTGAACCTTTCCAAAGTGTACTTTGGACTTGGCTGCTGATTGGGGCTGAGAATCCCTTTCCAGCAATTCACCCAGTTTATCGACACCCTTACGGGTGAAGGACACTGATTAGTTAATGTCGACTGGAGGCGCAGCAACAAAGGCAACAATGAAGCAAACAGTTGCGACGAGGAGGGTAGGAATCATCAGCGTACCAAACCAACCGACATAGAGACGGTTGTCGGTGGATGTTACCCACTCACAAAACTGCTCCCATTGATTACCAGCGCGCTGCTGAGTAATTGAAGCTGTCATAGTATTAAAATTTCGATGTGCGTGTTTAAGTATGTCGGAAAGGAAAAACCCTTGCCCGATGAGACTATTATATCTCATCTATGTCAGGATGTCAAGACATAGTAATAATCCTTAAACAACTCTTAAGGTTAGACGCCGATTCTATCAAGCATCTTAGGAACCAGAACCTCGGAGGAATAATATGTATTTATTACAGAGAAGGACTCCTGGCGATAACGCGAGTAGTCGTGGTTCCAGATCCTATCTAGATCTTCAACAAACTTTTCTATATTAAGAACATTGGGGCCTCCTTGTTTTAAATGCGCATTATCATCGTCGATGGACACAAATGACTCTATGGTGGAAAGCGGAATGTCAGTTCCAGGAAGCGTTACTGTTTCTAAAAAGTGGTGGTGGAAGATGGGCACAGAGAGAAGTGCTGCCTCGAGGCCTTGGTATTCGTGGTTGTTGCCATAATCCAGGCCATTGTGCTCAAAAGATCTGGGGTGGGTTGCAAAAGCGCTCTGAGATATTCTTCTAAGTCCACGTTTATGGTCATAAGATCCAAAAACGTACATTTTATTATGATCTTGGCCTTCTCCATCAACAAAATCAAAAAATCTGTTGTTGATTTGTGCGTTAGAAAACGCAGAAGGAGCTTTTACGGGCTTTTCAAATTCATCTGTTAGATACCAATCTAACTTTCCCTCATAGTTCTTAAGTTGAGAATACCCAGCAATCGATCTTTCAAAACCGATCATCTCTGTGATAAATTTTTTCTTTGCTAACTCTTTCTGCAAATTAAGAACTAACGACGATCGTTTCCACGCAACAGCTCTTGAGGCATTGATAACTTTTTTTAGTCGGTTAGTTTTATCAAAAGTAACTAAATCACTAACTAACGGAACATGGAAAAAAGTATCCAGTTTTTCCACTCGCGTATTAATCTCTTTCTTTGCCATCCACCTAATAAACCCGCATTTTGTGTCTGCGAGTGAATGGCATAGAACACCGTCACAAGCTTCTATTGCATTTTTAAAATCTGCGTTCCTTCCAATAGATAAGTAGTGGTGGTCATGGTTGATCATCCACTTTGGCGATTTGATTTTGCTAAGAATTTTTTCTACGTAATTATTTTTTATCTCTTCTTTAGCATTTTTTGAAGGCACAGAAAAAATTAGAGTCAGATCGTGTTCGTTATTAACTCTATTGACTAATTCTTCTGATTCTTCAAATGTAAATCTGTTAATCTCTAGATCCTTGGAGGTGTCAGGCCGACCAACACTTAGATTTAACGCAAATATATCGCATTTAACCTTTACATCGTCATAAAAAGCCTTATAGTGGCGGGCGTAGCTACTTACACCGCATCCTTCCACCCCTCTTAGAAGCAAAATAGCTGTCTTGGGAAGTTTCATGGTATTTATTTGGCTACGCCAACCTTAAACTGCTTTAAAAATTATTAAATTGCGTCAATTTTTGCCAACCAGGCCTTCAGTTCTTCCTTGAGTTCCTTGATTTTCATTTTCTCGCGGCCTTTAATAAACGAGTTCCAAGCATATTGCCCACGAGTTCGCATTCCTTTACTCAAACCCCATTTCTTCAGTTCATCAAGCTGTTTTTTACGCTCAGTAGCACCCTTTCTTGTAGTGAGTTGTTGCTCATGCTGCCAATCCTCCACAAATTCTTCCCATTTTGCTTTAATATTTTGTCCAGAAGCATTATCTTGGAGGAACTGAGCAACTAATGTCCTCTTCATTCCGATTTGCTTAGCTTTTTGCTTGATTAAGTCCCTAGGTGCAGGGATTTTTACTCTCGGAGCCCTAGAAGGCGCAATGATTTTAGCTTTTTTTGCTCCGATTTCTTCAACGTTGACCAGTTCTGTCCGGCGTGTGTCGGTAAATTTCTTAAAACTTTGCACTTGGTCGATGATATGGGCATCCATTGCCTCTTCTTCGTTAATAAGAACTTGCAATTCATTATATTTTTGTTGAAGTTCTTCCCTTTCCTTCTTTAATTCGAGTCTTTCTGCGTTTACAAGGCGGCTGAGAGGCATAGCCAGCACTGCAGATGCTTGCGCATCGCTCAACTTCCACCTCTTTTTAAGATTAGATGAGGCTGTTTCCCGAGTTTTGCTCGACTTGATGACTTTCACCACCTCGTCAATATCGGCCAAAATGGTTAAAAAGCCGTCGAGGATGTGCATACGGTCCAAAATCCGCACGCATTCGGCGCTATAGCGTGATTTTAGGGCTGAGCACCTAGATCTATGCCAATACGCAATGATGTCTTTCACCCCGAACATCTCAGGAAGAAGACCACCAATGGCCGTGGCATTGACCCCGATGGTATCGTAGAGATTTGTGTGAGCAAGAAGCTGGCTAACTACAAGTTGCGGATCAGCTCCGCTCTTAAGAACTAGCTCGATATTAATACCTTCTCGGCTAGAATGATCCGCTGCGTCAATAATTTGGTCGATTTTTCCTCCGTCGACGGCTGCTTTGACTTTTTCAAGGAAGCGTTCTGAGCTCCCGCTAGCCAAAGAGGTAATAATAATAGCATCGCGTTTAGATTTTTTACGATAAGAAACTTTTTTAATTTCCCATTTACCATACACCTTAATCGATCCATGGCCAGAGGAAAAAGCGGCATACACTCCGTCGTCTTTAAGAATCCGAGCACCTTGAGGAAGATCGGGGCCGGTGATGAATTTGTACAGAGCTTTGTCTGTGATCTTAGGATTTTTAATATAGGCAATGGTGCCCTTGATTACTTCTCCAAGATTGTAAGAAACATGATTACAAGCGTAGCCGGCAGCAATACCAACAGCCCCGTTAATGAGAAGTGAGGGAATTGAAGGGACGATTTGTTGTACTTCTTGAGTTGATCCGTCATAGTTATCTCTCCATTTACAACTGTATTTGTCAATCTCGTCTAAAAATACTTCTTGCGTGAAGTTCGTAGCTTTTACTTCAAGATACCTTGCCGCGGCTGGGGCGTCTTCGGAAATAGAC